AAAATTCAAGACATTTACAACTATTTGCCTGATCCCGAAGTCTATATCAACACTGCACGTAGTGCAGCACAAGTGGGTCGTCATGTCATTGATGACACCGCATCTTATGTTGATGATGCCATATCTGATGTAACTTCTGATGTCATGTCACGAGCTAGCGACATTTCCGACCAAGCAGCTACGTATACTACTGATGTTGTTGTTCAAGCATGCGATTATGCAAGTGATCAATTACCTAGAATCACTGATGCAACACTTGAGTACATTCAACAACTTCGGGACCAATTGCGTCCAGTAACATCACAATCTAATCGTCTCCGACCACCATTTTTTGATTTGTATTTGTGGTGCCGAAGGAAAATTATCCACGGCGTTGCGTGGATTCAATTTTTGCCATATGTGCTGCCATCGAATGTTATGATTTCGATTGCGGCCTTTACGTTATCAGGTTTACTTGTTATGTACGTTATGTATCGTTTCATGAGTTTTCACCGGCCAATTCAAATTGAGTTCGGGCCTGACATTGCCGTTGCTGTGGAGGACAAACGCCACATTGCATCACGTGTCGGACCTTTTCAACCTACGACTGTCTGTGGGGTAACCATCGATGGTGTCATTATGGTTGTCAACAAAACTTTTGTCCATTACATGTTGAGCGCCAATCCATTTGTCATGCCATTAGATGACATTCGTCGCGCTTATGCAACTGAGAAATATTCACCTTTTAGCGAAACAGCACGTTTGCAATATTCTGAGGACACTTGCCATTGCACCTACATGTGCATGTTACAACGTCAAGATAATCGTCAGAAAATTGATTATCATGCAAGCGTTGCACAGGCAGAGCGTTATCGTGTTCCTGATTGGTACCGAATCATGCACATTGTCATTCGCAGATCATCAAATCCGTTGTATTTTGTGTTTTTCCTTGTAGCATTTGCCTGTTTCTTTATGTCGTTTTTGACAACAGTGCGTACCGCCAATCGTGCTTATAAAGCCATTCGCGCTGTTCATACTAAATTCGACCCAACGACTATACCACCTCCGCCACCATTGCGGCCTAATACTTCAGTCGTTCGTCAACCTAAAGCTGAGTTTCAAGCCAAGAAACCGACAGAATCCGTGTCGCTTGTTGATGTGCCGCCACCTTATCGCAATCAGCAATTTGACCGTAACGATCCAGCCGTTGTCGAATCATCTTTACGTTATCGCTTGGCTGGCTTTAACGGCTTACCAGATATTACACCTCTCATGATGCAATACATTAATGAGGAGATCGATGAGCTTGTTTCAGGTTTTGACCGTGAGAAGTATCCTTTTATCGACCCTTTTGATGATGAACAATGCCGTAAATGGAATCTCAGTCGTCCATATACCGGTGTTCGCAAGGATGCACTCATGCGTTCTATTGACAAACCTTGGTGTCAACGCGCCAACCGTTTAGAATGTCACCCCAAAGATGAAACATATTTCAAAATGTCGCGCCAGCGTGCAATCGTTGCACGCTGTGATGACATGAAGGTTATTCTTGGCCCGTTATTTCAACCTTTGAACGACTATTTGTTTAGTTTACCTTTTACTACTAAACATCTACCCGAGGCACAACGCCCGGCGTATATTGAGTCGTACCTTGGTGGTACTAATTTCTTCGTGACTGATCATACTGCCTTTGAATGCGCTTTTACACGTCAAATCCAGGAAATGATCGAATTTAAATTTTATCGTCGGCTCATCCCTGAACAGTACTATGGATGTCTTGATAAATTGTTACAGCGTACTGTTATCAATCATTGGCAATCTGGCATCTCAATGCATACTGATCCCATTCGTTTCTCCGGTGAGATGAACACATCTCTTGGTAACACATTGGGCAACTACGTCTCTCTGCGTGTCACAGCCCGTCTC